TCGTCGCCGAAGTCAAGGGGTTCGACCTCACCGAACAGGCCGCGACCTATCGCACCAACGCGCCGACGATGAACAACGCCGCACCGGCGGCCACCTTCAAGGCCGGCGAGACGAGCTGGACGGCCAAGCTGGATTGCTATTGGGACGACACGGACACGACGGGCCAGGAGGCGCTGACCGTCGGCGCGTCCGTCACCGTGCACCTGATGCCCGAGGGCTCGGCCGTGGGCTCGGCGGATCTGAACGGATCGGCCATCGTCACCGAGGTCGGCATTGCCGTCCCCCACGACGGCATCGTTGAGCGCACGATCTCCGTGCAGGGTACCGGCGCGCTGACCCACGGCACGGCCTGATGAGCGCCATCGACAAGGTGCGCGATCACTTCGCGCGGTCGGCGCCGGCGCCCTTCGAGGTGTCCGAATGGGGAATCACGGTTTACCCCAAGCGGGAGAACCTCGCCGAGCGCCTGCGCCGCTACGCGATCTGCCGCGAGCGCGGCTTCGATCGCGCCAACGAGATCGCCTACGCCATCATCAAACTGGCCATGGACAAGGACGGCAAGCCGCTGTTCACGGCCGAGGACCGGCAGGCGCTGGCCACCGAGGCGGATCCGAACGTGCTGGAGGAGATCGTGCTGCGGCTGGCCGGTACCGATGCGGCGGCGGTGGAGGCGGCCGAAAAAAACTCCTGACGGATGCCGCGCTGTGCGAGGCCTACGCCCTGGCCGCCGAACTGCACAAGACGATGGGCGAGATGGCCGCCATGCCGGCATCCGAATTCGACCACTGGCGCGCGTTTTTCCGCCTGCGCAGGAGGCAGCTAGAGCATGACCGAGCGAACGCGAATTCTCATTGAGGCGCACGACCGAACGGTTGCGGCGTTTCGCGCCGCCCGCGGCAACATGATTGCCCTGCGTCGCTCCGTCTTCTCGCTCAAGGGCGCATTGGCCGGCCTCGGTTTGGGCTTGGGCTTCGGGGAGATTATCCAGAAGACGGTCGAGCAGGAACAGGCCATGCGCCAGGTGGAGGCGGCCATCAAGGCCACCGGCGGCGCCGCCGGTCTCACCGCGCCCGAGATCGAGAAAATGGCGCAAGCCTTCCAGCGCACGACCACCTTCGGCGACGAGTTCGTCCTGCGCGTTTCGCGCCAGCTTTTGTCCTTCCGCAACATCACCCGGGAGACCTTCCAGGATTCGCTGAAGGCCGTGCTCGACTTCGCCGCCGCCACCGGCCGCGACGCGACGCAGGCGGCGCGCACGCTGGGGCTCGCCATCAACGACCCGCTGGCCGGCCTCGGTCGCCTGTCCCAGGCCGGCGTAGCGTTGACCAAGAGCCAGAAGGACATGATCAAGGCCATGGTCGAGTCCGGTAACCTGCTCGGCGCGCAGCAATTTCTGATCGAACAGCTTGAGAAATCCTACGGCGGCGCCGCCCACGCCGCCCGCGACACCTTCGGCGGCGCACTGACTGGGCTCAAAAACGCATTCGGCGATCTGCTGGAGGCGAAATCCGGCCTACCTGAGGCGCAGCGACGAATCGAGGGCCTGACCCAACTTTTGCAGGATCCGGCCACGCAGCGGGCGGCAGACACGCTCACCTCCACGCTTATCTCCGGCTTCGCCAATTTGATCGGCCTGATACGGCCGGTGGCCCATGGCATCGACGCCATCCGTGTGTTCATCGACGGCCTGGCCCTATCCACGCTGATAGCGTTCGACGACATCGTGCTTGGGGCGCAGAAGACGGAGGAGGTTCTCGGCCTGCTGCCCGGTCGGCTCGGCGCGCCCTACCGCCAGGCGGCGGCGGACATCCGCGCCTTCCGTGGCGAGATCGCGCAGCTCAAGAAAGGCATCATCGCTACCGGTGCCGAGAACCTGAACAAGCTGCTTGGCGACGTGACCGTGCCCAAGGCCGGGGCGCTCGGCAAATCCACGGCTCTGCCGGCGCGCACGCAGGCATTGCAGCGGCACACGGGTGCGATGGTCCGCGCCAAGTCGGCCGTGGACAAGCTCGCGTCCTCGCGCAAGCGGGCGCAGGCCATCCTTGAGGCGTTGCGCACGCCCGAGGAGCAAGAGATCGCCGCCCTGCAGCAGATCGCGGACCTGGGGCCGACGGCATTCGGTGGCATGGAGGCCTACAACACGGCCATCGCGCGCACGCAGGCGCGCTACGAGAAGCTTTTGAAGACGATCGGCGACACGCCGAAGGCGACGAAGCAGGCCTCGGACGCGGCGCGACAGCTCGGCATTACCTTCTCCAGCGCCTTCGAGGATGCTATCATTGGCGGCAGGAAGTTCTCCGACGTGCTGCGCAGCCTGGGGCAGGACATCCTGCGGATCTTCGTGCGCAAACAGATCACCGAGCCGCTGGCCGGGGCCTTCTCCAGTATCTTTTCTGGCTTCTCCTTTGGCAAGTTGTTCGGCTTCGCCGAGGGCGGGCGGCCGCCGGTGGGCCGGCCCTCGATCGTCGGCGAGCGCGGCCCGGAACTGTTCGTGCCGGACCGTCCCGGCACCATCGTGCCCGCCCATGCCCTGGCCGGCGGTGGTACGACGATCAATTTCACCCAGCACATTACCATCACCGGCAACGGGGATGCCCAGCTCGCGGCGCTGACGGCCGAGGCCGCCAAGCGTGGTGCGCATCAAGGCTATGCGATGGTGCATGATGACATCCGGCGCGGCGGGCCGATCCGGTCGGCACTTGCATGAGCACCTTCGCCTTTCCGAGCGTCAACCCTGCATCCATCGAGTGGGCGCTGATCAGCAACACGCAGGCTTTGTTTCGACGGCCAACGGCACGGTACAGACGGCTGAGCGGCCCGGTGCTCGTTGGCATGTGTCGCTGCGATTCAACACGCTCAGCGAGGATAACGCCCGCACGTTGATTGCGTTCCTCGTGTCGCTTCGTGGGCGGGCCAACCGCTTTACCTTGCACGATCACGCCTTGCCGAGTCCGCGTGGTGTGGCAACGGGTACGCCGATGGTAAACGGATCGGGGCAGACGGGCGGCAGTCTGAATACGGACGGCTGGACAGCGAGCACCACCGGCATCCTCAAGGCTGGTGATTGGATTGGATTCGGAAGCGAGCTTCACATGCTGCGAGCTGATGCGGACTCGGATGCGTCGGGCAATGCCACGTTGCTAATCGAGCCACCTATTCGCACCTCGCCGGCAGACAACGCAACCATCACCGTGAGCAAGCCGACTGCCACGTTCATGTTGGTAGACGACAAGCAGAGCTGGTCCGTTCGTCCGGCCATGCTCTATGGCCTGACCATCAATGCCGTGGAGGCTTTCGCATGAGTCGCACGCTGACTACGGCGATGAAGACTGCCTCGCAGGCGGAGAACTTCGTCTATGGGGTGGCGGCAGAGTTGGACTTCTCCAGCGGTTTTGTGCGGTGCAACACTAGCCCCTACACCATCACGATTGACGGCAACAATTATGTCGGTGTCGGTGATCTTGGTTCCGTATCAGTCGTGGAGGAAGAGGCTACGCTTGCCGCCAAAGGGATAAGCCTGCAACTTTCCGGCATTGATCCGACATTGCTTTCCGTGGCTCTGAATGACGACTACCGTAACCGGACGGCGAAGCTTTGGCTATGCCTGTTCGATTCTGACCACCAGTTAATAGCCGACCCCTATCCTATCGGAACATGGCGCATGGACTTGATGGTCGTGGAACGTGGTGAAACTGCAACAATCACGCTCACCGCTGAATCGCCCTTAGCTGACTGGGATAGGCCACGGCTGCGTCTTTATACCGACCAAGACCAACAGAGCAGATTCCCCGGTGATACGTTCTTCGAGTTCATGCCTGTGAACGCAGACAAAGAGTTACTTTGGGGCAGAACATGAGGCGCGAGGACTGGCCCGAGGTGCTGCACGCTGAGATCGAGGCGGCGCGTGACACGCCTTTCGTGTGGGGGGGTGTGCGACTGCTGCCTGTGGGCGGCGGACGTGGTGAAGGCCCTGATCGGCATGGACTATGCAGCAGAGTTCCGGGGCCGCTACTCCACGGCTAGGGGCGCTGTTCGGGCGCTGAAGCGGTATGGCAAGGGCACGCTTGATGCGACGATGGACGCCCTGCTTCCTCGCCGCCCCTTTCCCATGCGCGGGGATGTGGTGATGGCCATCGTAGACGGTCAGCAGACGCTTGGTATCTGCGTGGATGTTCGCGCTGCGTTCAAGGCTCCGCAGGGCCTCACCTTCCTGCCGTTGTCCGAGATCGCTGCGGCCTGGGCGGTGGACTGATGCCGCCAGTTATTGCCGCAGCCGCAGCCATCGGCGCCATACAAATCGGCACGACCACCATCGGCGCATTGCTGCTCAATACGGCAATCGCCATCGGGGGGAACTTCCTCATCGGCAAGCTGTTTGGCAAGCCGAAGCCTCCGTCATTCACGGCGGTTTCACAGGATCTGCGGCATACGTTCAGGGCCTCCACAGCCCCGCATAATATCGTCTATGGCCAGGCGCGCGTGGCCGGCCCATTGTATCCGGTCGGAGCTACGGGCGAGAACAATGAGTTCCTGCATGTGATCGTGCCACTTGCCGGGCATGAGTGCGAAGCGGTTACGGATGTGCTCCTTAATGGCAAATCGGTATTGGATGGCAAGTTCGGCGAGGTGCTGACCAATACCACGAGCAAAATCGAAACGCCCTATGTGCGCGTCAACATCCACCTGGGAAGCAGCACGCAAGCCGCTGACTCAGAC